CGGCGCGTACGGCGGGTCCTGCCGGCCGCGCACGTACCGCGAGATCCGCGAGAGCCGGGCCTGCTCGCCCTGGCGCATCATCAGGGCCTGGTTCGCCAGCTCCAGCAGCTCGCCGTCATCGATCTTCATCAGCTGTAGCTCCAGACCCGCCGCTTGCCCGAGCCGGCCGCCGCTTCCTGCCGCTCCCGGTACGCCTTGCTGGCCAGCACCAGCCGCCGCGCGTGCCGCGCGATGATCATCGCTACCGCCCCGTCGATCTTGTGCTCGCTCTTGGGTGCTTCCTTGCCGATGGAGATGCCCCAGCGGTTGGGCCGCCGCCGCGCGTTGGTCACGTGCCGCCCGAGCGGGCCGTCCCCGTCGTGATGGAAGCCGCCCGCCTGGATCTCGCTCAGCACCATCTCCGCCGCCTGGGTGAATTCCCCGACATGGGAGCGCATGTCCCACGCGATCGGCTGCGGATCCCGGCCGCCAGGCACCGCCCAGACCGCCAATTGGTCCTCAAACAGCAGCCGCCAGCTAATCTTCGTGGATTCTTCCCATTCCTTCACGTCCGCGAAGAAAGCGCAGACGTTGAAACGCCCCTTGACAGCCAGCACCGCCGCATCGATCTCGGCGTGGGGGACGGGGCGGCCCGTCCCGCGCGGCTCCCAGATGCCGAGGCTGAACGTGAAGCCGCTGGCGATGTGGCAGCCGACCAGCGCCGTGGCGTCATCGACCCGGGAGCCGTCAAAGCCGATCGCGATGTCATCGCCTTCCGCGATGTAGTAATCAGGCTCGCTCAGCCGCGCCCATTCCTGCTGGGTGCTCCAGGCGTCCTCCGGGCTCTCCGGCCAGTTGAGGTAGAACCGCTTGGATACGTCCAGCGCGGTGCGCGGCGACAATATCCGGTTTTCCACGATGTCATCGACGTTGACCCAGTGCGCGTCGCCGTACGCCGCGCGCACGCCCGCCCGCAGCGACTGGTCATCCTCGAAATCGGTGTCAGGCGGGGCCACCCGGGAGTCATACAGGATCTTGCCCTTGCCCCGCAGCCGGCCCTCTTCCTGGGCCACCCAGGCTTCGTAGGTGTTTTCCGCCACCGATTCCCGGCCGGGCTCCCAGGCGTTGGATGTCTCCACCACCCGGCTGCCGGACTTGCCCACGTTGCGGTCCATCACGTCCGCGAGCGCCACCCCGCCGTTGCTGGCGTAGAAGCTCTCGGTCTGATCCAGTATGGCGAAGGTGACCAGCGCGCCCTCTTCGGTGGTGGGGGAGCTGGTGATGACCATCAGCTCGCCGCCGCCCGGCACGTGGAAGACCGTCTTGCCCGCCTCCACCGCATAATCGGCCAGGATCCGGGATTTCTTCGGCAGCAGCCCGTGCACCATCCGCATGGTATTGATGTTGGCCTGGTCGTGGGACGTCGCGCCGATCTGCACCAGCGGCATGGCCACCTTGCGCCCGATCACCCCGCCCGGCACCCCGGGAGCCCACTGGGAAAAGCGCACCGGGGCCAGCAGCTCGGTCAGCGCGAGGACCGCCGCGAAGGGGGACTTGCCCGCGCCCTTCGGGTAGCGGCGCACGCCGTGGTAGTACGCCCACGCCGCGCTGCCGTCCGGGCGGCGCTCCAGCGCGTACCACCAGAGCAGGAAGCGCACCTGGGATTCGATGTAGTCCCACCGCTGGCCCGCGTTCCGGCCGTCCGGCTGCCGCAGGTACTTGCTGCCCCAGTGGATGGCTTCCCAGCCCAGCGTCAGCTCCGGGATCCCGTCCGGGATCGTCACGAGCCGGTCGCGCGGGGCCAGGATCATCTACCAGTCGCCGCCCGGGTGGGGCCGGGTGCAGCTGTCGCGCCCTGTCTCGATCGCCCCGGCGAACCAGGTCGCCATCGCGGCTTCGTCCTGGGCCATATCCAGGTTGGCCCGGACGCGGCACACGAAACGCTCCGCCCAGTGCACGGCGCTGGGATCCCCGATCAGGTCGGTGTCATTGTCCTTCGCGTGCGCCAGGTCAGCCACTCAGTCCTCCGTGAAAGACGCCCAGTCGGCGGGCAGGTCGGGGGAGATGCCCTGGCCGCGCATCTGCTGAAGGGACGCGGTGATCTCATCCCATAGCTCGCGGTTATCCGGCGTGTCCGGCACGCCGGCAGGCGGCCAGTCTTCCCCGGCCATGATCGCCTGCTGCATCGTGACGGCCAGCTCCGCGCGGCTCGCGCTCCCGGGCATCATTGCGGACCCAGCCCGAGCGGCACGGTACGCCCGCCTGTCTTGGCCAGGAATTTCCGGTACGCGGCCTGATCCAGCACGCTGAACGAGTTTCCCTGGCCGCTGGCGATCAGCTTCGCCGGGCTGCCCTTCGGCACGTTGTTGTCGTGCAGCTGGACCGAATCGAACAGCCCGGCACGCACCGCCTGGTCGAACACCGCCGACACCGAGGCGTGCGTCTCGCGGATGACCGGCTCCGGGACCATCCGCCCCGTGTGCTGCGCTCGTGCCATCGCTCTCTTCACCGCTTCGTCCGTATCGACGGTCGCATACCGCCCATGTACAGTATACCCTGCTTCCTTCGCGGCATTCACCTTCCCGGACATCTTGGCGAAACTGGAGTCCCCGGTGCCGTCCAGCACGTAGTTGATCTTCCGCCGCCGCGCTTCCTTCATGGCTTCCTTGGCCACGTGACTGGATTCCTCATGCGTATAGGCCGCCGCGCTGGCGTCCTTCGCCGCCGTCATCGCCTGGTACTCCGGGAGCTGCTTTTTCACCTCATCCGGGTCGATCAGCGCGCTGTCCGGCCCGGCCGGCTTCAGCGCGGACTTGCCCGAGGCCGGGCCGCCGCCGTAGAACGTCGCGGCGGGGGAGCGCTGGGACTTGTGCCCGGCCAGGATGCCGCCGATGATCTTGTCATGCAGCGCCTTGCGCTCCGGGGTGAAGCTGCCATCAGGGAGCGTGTGCGCCGCCATGCTGTCCTTCGCCGTGACCGCGTGCCCGGCTCCGGCCGCCTCGCGGCTCATCCGGTGCAGCGCTGAGGCGGCCTTGCCCGAGCGGGACCACTTGCCGTGCGGATCCCGCAGCTCGGCCGGGTCGAAATGGGCGTGGGCAGGCATCCCGGGTAACCGCCTTCCGTTGGCTCATGGTAACGGGCGGCGCGCGGGAACGTCCAGGGGCGGGGCAGCACGAACTAACGAAGTTAACAGTGCTGCTCCCCCGTCACATCTGAAACGCCGATAACTCCCGTTATGTAAAGCTGAACCTTCTGACCATCCCGTATCATCCCCCGCAGCCGTGCGCGCACCCGGTGGCCGCCGCGTAGCCGATGGCGAAGACCACCAGCCCGCCGAGCGCGAGCACGAGCAGCGCGAGCAGCAAGCCCGCCAGGTCCCGGCGCAGCTCCGGGTCCGTGCGCCACGGGCGGCTCACCGGGCTCGCCGGTCCCGGTCCCGCTTGCGGTGATCGATGGTGGCGCGGTGCGCTCGCGCGTCGGCGCTCGCCTCGCGCCGGTCGCCGCTCATCTCGCCGGCCCAGTCGCACGTCAGGCACCGGGCCTGGAAGATCCGCCAGACGCGGCAGGTGCCCGGCGTGGCGGCCGGGCCGTCCTGGCGGCTCACATCGCGGCGGCGTGCGCGGGGTTATCGCGGAGGTGCGCCCACCACGCCCGGAAGGCGTCCACCGCCGCGTCACCGTGCGCGTGCCAGCCGCATTCGCACCGGGCCACCGGGTCCGCGTCATCGAAATAGAACCGGACGCTGACCCCGGGCTCGCTCATCAGAAGGCCCGGCCGATGCCGCTGCCCACCTGGAGCAGCGCGATGGCGTAGCCGGTGCCCGCGCCGAGCGCGAACGCGCCCGCCGCGATCAGCGCGATCCCCCACCACGGCATGTCCTCACCGCCCCCGCAGCCGGGTGATGGGCCGGAAGATGACGCCGGCCGCGAAGCCCGCCAGCAGGCTGGCCATCAGCAGCACGATCCCCCAGCACGGCATGGTCAGTCTCCCCCGCGAAGCGGCTTGCCGCCGTGCGCGGCGGCCAGGTGCTCACCGACGCGGCCCGTGCTGATCAGCGCGAAGCACTGCGGGCACTCGGTCACGACCACCTCATGCGAGCGGACGGGCGCGATATCCGCCACGACCGGGACGCGGATCTCCGGGTCAGCCATCAATCCGGCACCGCGCTGAGCCGGGACTGCCAGCCGGTCACCGCGCCATCGGCGGCGTCTTCGTCGGCGTCCTCCAGGTCGGGATCCTCCAGCTCGATGCGGGCGCGCTTGCGGTCGGTGATCGTCACGCCCAGCCGCTCGCTCAGCTTCACGAAATTGGCGAAAATGGAGGCATTGTAGGTCCGCAGGAAGATGTCCAGGGCCTTGGCCGCTGCAACGGCTGTGGCCCAGTCGCTGGCTTCGTAAAACTCGCTCTGGCCAGACAGCGCCAGCGAGTTGTACCAGCTCCGCGCTTCCGGCAGCCACTTCGGGTTGGCCTTCGGGAGCGGGATCCCGGCGCGCATCGACGTGCCGCGCGCTTGCGCGATATAGCGCGGGTCATCGCCTGACCCGGTGGACTTGCTCCGGACAGACCGCGAAGCGGGGCGCTTTGCTGGCACCCGGGCAGGATAAGCCCGTCCGGGCCGGGCTGTCAAGATGTTCGTAAATGCGTATGGCAGAACTGGCAGAAGTGGAATGCTGACCTTGATCACGATCCGGCTCAGCCT